CTTTCTGTTTTAGAGTAACTACTTGATATGGCGAAGGTGTCATACACCACCATTTCAACCACATCATTGAGTGATGCACCTGTAACTAATACAACGCTTGTGCCTGTCGTAGCGGTATAGTCAGTTCCGGGCTTGAGAAGCACACCGTTCTGGTAAACATCCATATACAAACTATCCGTATATTTCAGTGTTTTCGCATCACCGTCACTGCCACTAAAGCTGGTTTGACTAGCTGTGGCTTGGTATACAAAGCGGTTGCGAACACCAAACTCTGGGGATTTACCTATATATGGCATTATGGTTTCTCCGGCCAAGTAACATCGTCTAGGGATGTGGCTGTCTTAGTAATGTCTCGTAGGTCTTGTCGATATTTCTTTTGTGCATCTGTCATAGTAAGGTCACTAGATGCCCACCAGTCAGTTTCGGCAAGTTTGGCATTACGTTTTTCACGGAGAATATCCAACTTTTCAGATGCACTATAGTCAGTTTGCGTGAAATCTGTTTCAATAACTTCACCCGTAATTATGTTATGTTCTTTTGCTTTTGCCATAATTTCTACCTATATAAAACCTGCATTGTACCACCACCATCAAATGTTCCAGCGGTGACGCAAACCATAGCAACTCTGTCTAATGGCGCAGACAAATCTATAGAACCTGTCCCAAATAATTGACCTGCATAATCCGTATATAAAGCGGTAGAATAGTGTACATTCCAAAGGTCATCTGTGCCATTTGTTCTATACAAAGACCAATAACCATACATAACTATACCCGCACCCCAATTCCCTATTTCAAAACCACTTGAAGATGTACCTCTTCCTGTAGTAGTAGAATCATATATGTATGCGTACTGGTCAATGTAGCCAGAGGTCACTAAACCAGAACTAGTGCCAACTCTAAGTTGTATACCCGGACCACCTGAACTGGTGCTAAGTCCGTTCCAAAAAACATGAACTTCACGAATTCCATCTGGTATGCCCGTTACAGAATGAGATGAGGAGTCAAGAGTAATTTTTGAACTCTCTGTAAACCCTTGACTACCAATAGCCAACCCGTCATTTAAAATTGTGGTTAGTGCCATCTACTTATCCTTATGCGTAAGGGCTGTCACCCAACACAGATGTATCCCAAGCTGCTTTTAACTTTGCGATTGTATCTGCATTTGTAATGGCAGAAGCGGCAGGCGCATCACGCAATGCCTTCTTCTTATTTACAGAATTAGTCTTTGCAGTAGCATCGTCAGCTTCAAGAGCCTTCATGTACACTACATCCTCTGCCTCAAGCAGCGGTGCGCGAACTTCACGGATTTTATCCTGAAAGATCTTTTTTGCTTCTGTCATATCCTCAGAGATGACTTTACCACTCAAAGTCCATGCTCCGCGAAAGTGACGGTCAGATGGAACGGTAGCTGTTGAAGCATCAATCGAGTTACCGTCCTTGTCTACGATATATGTTGTTGCCATAAGGTTTCTCCTATGCGGCTACGGTTTCATCAGTGGCTAACTCTTCACTAATCTTCCAAGCATTGCGCCACTCTCTTGTCGCTGGAAGCTGTTCCTTGCGGCATATTACCATCTTTGGCTTATTACCGCTATCATAGTCTCGCCACACATGTTGTGGGCAGTCTTTCATAATCAAATACTCGATTGCTTGCTCTTCGGTCATTGCCTTGACAGGCTCTGTATTATGAAGCAAGTAACCCCTTGTGTGCTTCTTAAAGTCGGGCTGTGCCTCATCTTTAGCTAATTCCCAATATACCTGTACAGGTGGTAGGATGCCGCCCTGCAATGCACAAGCCATCCAGTTGGGGTCGGGTACAAGTATTTTAGCGCACTCATCTATCTTATCTTCATAGACCACACGGTAATCTGACTGATGCGGCTCAAGGTTTTCCTTTGCCCAGCATAATCTGTCAAATAAGTGTGTGCCTTGAAACTGTGGTGTCACTGTCATGCTAGGTCTCCGTGAACTGATGTGCAAACAATGTCACAGTCATTTGCACTAGCACTGGTATTTACCCAGTACGTCCTGTAAAGAGAAGTGGTAGCAGAACCCTTGCTCACTAAATCACCATGATACCTGTCACCACTATCTCCTCCCGTGCAATTTACAGAATAATTAGCGTTGCCCATAGCGTTAACAAAATTAGGTTGATAATCTCCTGTTCCACCGTCTGTAAAACTGGTACAATTAAGGCTGTCTTGAATTGCTGCTGTTCCTGTGCCGTCCAAATTAACCCATTGCTTTGCACTACCATTAACAACGAACTGCGTATCAACCGTGCCAGCGGTGCTGTGTTCTAGGGTATCTGCTTTGATTTTTCCTAGTGCCATTATGCTAGGTCTCCTACTCCAGCATTGTTTACATACTCATAATCAAAATCTCCAGTTGAGCTAGATGATGAATAAGTCGCAGAAACTTCTAAGCTAGATGTTAAAACATCAGCCTCATTCATTGGCATAGAGAGTTTGATAAAAGTACCATTGTGGTCTGTGCTTGATGACATAAGTCCAGTGTTCCAATAACCTTTAGCAGTATTAAAGTTGTTGACAAAATTGTACTTGTAGTTTCCTTGACCTACATCGGTAATCGACCCGACATTGAAACTGTCAATTGCGGCTGGAGTTCCTGTTCCGTCATGGGCAATCCAAAACTTTGCCAACCCCTGCTGCAAGTTAGTGGTCGTGCTATTACCTTCACCTGTGACTACAATAGACCCAGCAGTGCTTGTGCCAGTGAGTTTGTCTGTTTTTATCTCACTCATGCTAGGTCTCCAAAACAAATTAAGTCTACAAACGCAAAGTCTAAATTGGTTCTATTTGTAGAAGAGTTAACAAACGCACTGTCCATATTTATACTTCCTGTAGCAGTGTCTCCTGAAGAACCATCAACCCGCATATATGTCCAAATTGCGGTGGAACTGCCACTATTATATGTACATGAACCCACATGACTGTAGAGTATGTTTGCAAAACTATTAGTAAAACTATGTGTAAATGTACCAGTTCCATTATCGGTTATAGAACTATGATTAAGTGAACCTGACTGAAGTGTTCCAGAAGCGTGTTGTCCTCTTACTTTTGCCGCCTCTTGCTTAGTCAGCGTAGCCGCACCACCGCCTGTGCTTTGTATGGTATCTGCTTTTAATGTACTCATAGCGTCACCAATGTCCCACCGCTTTCAACGGTTAATGTAACACCAGAAGCTACAGTAAACGGACCAGTTACGTTGGCGTTCTCTGTAGCTAGGATGGTTGTATCCGTTGTCAGGCTTTGATTGTTTGTGCGAAAAATACCGCCAGACTTAAAGTTACCTCGATTCTCTACAGCAGGAGAGATAGAGCCACTGGTCACACCCATGTACATGACAAAGATGTTATTACCTGAATTGCTGGATGGCGCAGCAGTAAAGGTAAGGGTAGTTCCATCTGGCACTGTATAAGCACCTGTCGGCTCTTGAACCACACCGTCTACAGAAACCACAATATCCTCTGCACGAACTGTCTGGTTCAAGGTAAATGTGGTGGTAGATCCATCACCACTAAACTCCTGCCGAGTAGGTCTAGCCTTGAAACTGGATACTAAAGTGTTTCCAAGAAGTGGCATTAGGTGATCTCCATTATACTCGCTACTGTATCCAAGCTATTTGCCGTGTCGCTCTGCACAATCAAACTATGCCCAGTCTCCATGACAATCTTATTTCCTGCCATATATTCAAAACTAGATGCAGCAGGGATTGGAATGTCCTTTGCTAAAAACACCATGTCACCAGCGTTTAGCTTAATGTCGGCAGTGATTTGAGCGGTTGAAGTGTTTGCCAGCGTTAAACCAATTACAACTGTAGTGGTAGAACTTGGCACGGTGTAAACAGCCATGTCTGAATTAGCTAGGCTGCTTTCACCGTTAAACACCTTATTTTTAAAGGTATTAGCCATGTCCTACTCCTTATACATCATCAAGCAAAGCGCATACGATGACCTCTGCGGTTGATGCAGACGATATAGCATGTATATCTGCTACTGTTGTGTTAGGTAATCTCGCTGCAAAAGACTCGCTTGGACCTATGGTAATGCCGTCTGTTGCGCTAGATGAGGCTGTGCCAGCATCCAAAACTATATAAATGCTACGGCTGTTGGTATCTACATTCTTGATAAACAAGAACTTTACCTTATCGCCTGTAGCTACAGCAGTTGGTGCGGTGTCATCATCAACGGCTGTATAATCAAGAAAGTTTCCAGCGATTAAATCTGTACTAGAGTTAGATACACTAGTCTTTTTGTAATACCACTTATCGTTGGCATCATCAGGGGTAACAGTCATGCTTGCCGAAAAAGTCTTTGCGATCTCATCTGGCAAAACTGTCACTTGCATTGTCACTTGAGCATCATTTGCCATCTTATACTCCTATCAACCAAGCGCGATTGCTAATGCGGTGGCCGTTCCAGCCACCTCTGTGTTATCTGCAATATTCAGTGAGGCCGCAACCCCAGTAACAGCGGCTCCAGACCCAGCCCCGTCACAAAACACAATGTCAGTTGTTCCATTTGGTATTGACACTGTGGCTCCTGTTCCTTGTTTTATGGTAGCTGCCCTGCTACCAGTCAAAGAATTTTTAATAATAAAGAACTTAGTAGCGGTATTTGGCGCAATAGTCACGACATTTACACCGCCTAGATCAGATCCACTATCTTTGAGATTGATAACCGCGAACATTCCAGTCTGCACATTGCTTTGTCCAGACGTAGGAGAAGCCGCTCTTATCGTAAGGGTGGTTGTGAGGTTTGAGGCAGTTAAATCTGAGGCACCCAAAACCCTGTCAAATATATCAAAGTTAAAATTGGTAACATCACCCCAACTACCAGATAGTTCTCCGGTGGCTGGCTTTTCTATACCAAGATTTGTACTAAATGAACTTGCCATGCTTTACCTCTATGCCGCCTTCTCCGTCCACAACGGAGTTTGTGACGGAGTTTCATCTGTCCAAGTGGTTGATACCCCAGCTACTGCGACCCAATTCGGAGTTTGAATTGGTGTAACATCCGTATACACGAGGACTATACCAGTATTTCCCGTCGCTGTAACCCCTGTAACTGGATACTTACTAGTTTGCGCGGCTGTGCCAAGAGAACCTGTAGCTGCATTACCCGTGGCAGAAAGCGTAGAGCCTCCTGCTTGTGTGGTTGTCCCTAATGCGCTAGTAGCTGCATTACCGGTGGCGGTAGCCTTTGCACTCGCTGCGACTGACTCATCACCAAAGCTGACAGTGGCTGTAACACCAACACCTACAACATTTGCAGAACAGTTAGTTGTCTCTTCACCTACAGCGCTTGTGCCAACCACACCTGTGGGTGATATGAGACCTGTGCCCGTGACAGTAACAGAATTTAGGAGACCGGAGGCAACAACCCCTGTAGCGACACCTTCAATTCCACCAAATGCAATTACGTTTCCAACTGAAACGGTGGCCGATACACCAGTGACAGTAACAGGTATGGCTTGGTTCCAAGCACCTTGACCCCAAGTGCCTCTACCCCATCCCGATACAGTCACCGTGTCGCTCCGTTACGCTATACGAATAATAGCGTTACTTGCGTCTGCTGTAGGAAACTGAATGGTAAATGTGCCAGAAGTAGACGTTTTGTTTGAACTAAAATCCAAAACGGCAACAGCTTTGTTACTGTTTGTGCTATTGTATATCAAAGCACCCATCGCTGTGATGGTGGCTGTCGTAAAACTAAGATCTGAAAAATCAGTAAACGCCGTGGTTCCGGAAGTTGTTGGAGCCACTTTGGTAAGTGTTCCACCTCCTGTTGCGTATGTGCCACTAGAGGCTACTTCACCTGTTGTGGTAAACGCCGTGGTGGTTGCACCCAAAGTTGCTGTAGTGCTAGACTTTCCACCGCTGCTTTCTGCGTATAGGGCAAGTTTAAAAGCATTGCCGTTTGTTGCGAAATTGTGTGTGCCCAACATCAATTCTTGCTTGAATGCGGTACACATTGCTTGTGCTATTGCCATTACAGTCTCCCTATAGCGTCAGCTAGTTGATGTTGACCCGCCTCACGGACCTTCGCGCAAATTGTAGCACGTTCTTCCCTTCTAGCCAACTCTACATAATATTGCACTAAATTTCTTACTTTATCTTTAAAAGCTTCTGCCTGTAGTCGAATAGGCTCTGGAGCTTCATCAGATATGTACATTATCTTATTTGCCGCCATATCTGCGATCTGATCATTAGATAAACCACCGTTGTCAGATGAAACAACATTAACGGATCCTACCGATCCAATATTAACTTCAAACATTATCATGTCTCCCAAAAATAATAGGGTCCGACTCCACCGGCTCCGGTGGTTTTATCTCAGACTGTCTTGTTATCAAAATGTTACCCTCTTGAACCGTTTGCACCAACGGATCGTCCAATCTATGGTAACCGTAAAGTTTTTCATTTTCTGGAACATTTGTATCCAACAAACTAGAACGATGTGCGATTTCAAGCTTAATTCTTTTGGATGCGGCAATAGCGCACCAGAACTCTACACAAGCTCTTCCGGACTCGGCCATGTTTACATTTTTGTACGTAAAATCAATGCCGTACAAACATATCTTTTTTGCTTTTTTCCACACAGCGTAAGCGATAGCATACGCCACAGTGTTGTTGAAGTAACAATAACCTGTTGATTTAACTACTTTTTCTAAAGGATACAACTCAATGGCTGGAAAATCATCATGTTGCACACAAGAATATATTGGTTTTGTGTTTTTAGCTAAAAACTCTCTGGCTATACCCGTTTGTGATCCCGCATTTTCTGTATCTATAAAGCGGGTAACGGGGTCCATCATAAACGTCCTATCAACGTGTATAATACCGCCGATACAGTTTATCCCCCAGATTTCATCAAATTCGTGAGAAGCCACTCGTGCAGCTATGTAATCTGCATAGCTGCCGCCTAAACCAACAATAGCAATTATCATGTACGGGGCCTTCTTGGTAGCCCCTGTCTGTTAGCGTCATCGTTCTCTCTGGACTCACCTAGATCTTTCAGGCGAACCAAAGACTCTACAAATCTTTCACTGTACATTTTAAGAACATCGGCCTCACCTTTCATATAGGTGTAAGCTTCAACTAAACTTCCATACAGCATTGCGTTAGGGGCATTAACACTTAGATATGTCGTAGTAGAATCTGACGAAGTAGAAACCACTGTTCCCGTAGCCCCACTGGTTGCTCCAGTGACCGTTTCACCAACTGTAAAATCCGTACTTGGAAGCACAATATTAAAAGTCGTGCTACTAACAACAGAAGAAATTGTGGTGTTGGCCCCACTAGTTCCTCCCGTAATTGTTTCATTAGCCACAAAAGTTCCGCTAACACTACTCAATGTCAGCACAACCTGACTTTGTGTCAAACTTGTCGGCCTATAGTAATAATGTAATTCAGCAGAATATGCTGCATCAGGTGTCGGTGACAGCAAAAAGTTCTGAAAGTCATAAATACCATAGTATTTAGGCGTTCCTGTTGTTGCAGAGTTTGGGTTGTATTCTTGCAAAAAGTTTACATCCTTGAATAACAAGAATTGTTTTGAGCTAGAGCTTTCAATGGATAAACTAAAAGAAGCCAGATAATCATCAGGCACTGCTAAAAACTGGTTACCTGACGTAGTTGTTCCAGTTACATTTTTACGAAAAAATTCCAAATCTACACTTTTAAAAATACGCTCTTCCGCAGACTTAATAAAATCCACAAGATGAGCCACAAAAGTAGTCTCTTGGTTTTCTGTGTAGTCTTTTATAGCAGACTTTAATGTAGTGTATGTAAAGCTCATGGTGTGTTCGCCTGCCAACCCATTCCAGAGTGATTAGTACAATAGTAATACAGTGTTGGTGCGCCAGAGGCCACCGTTATTTGTGTATAAGCCCCAGAAGAACCCGGTGTTCCGCTTGTGGTTACACCAGTCGTGTATTCAGATCCACCCCCATGTGTGCCATTAGCAGTTGTGCTAAAGCGTAAAGGATGACCTGAATTAGAAGAATCACTTTGATCAAACCTATAAGTGCTGCCTTCTGATAAACTTAACAGTACATCCGCTGTGGCAGTAGATCCATTAATAGCAAATTTATTAGCAGATCCTACATTATAATATGGGTGGTTTATAGGATTACCACCAACTACAGTTACTGTATAAGTTGCGGCTATTGTTACTCCACCAGTACCAGATGCCGTAACAGTTCCAACAGAACCTGTCCCGGAAACGCCTGTGATGGTCGCACTGGTTGGTGTGACAACATCTCCGCCAAAAGTTACTGTTCCTACAAGTCCTTCCGCTTGTGGAACTCTCTGATATTGCAAGGTTACTGTGCTAAAAATAGGAAATTTTACCGTAACAGGTATGCTATTATTGTTGGGTCTAGGTTCTTTCAAAGTCTGTGGATCGTGTATTTTACGAAAAGGCCCTAACTGAGGATGTTTTCTCTCAAACTCGTCCCTACCAACAATCAAACCATTCCACTCTTTCCGCATGTCTTTATAGCGGTATTCTAAACCGGAACGGTCTGAAATGGCTTTTGCGTATTTTCCTGTGGCATACCTAGCCATTAGTTTGTCCTGAAATAAGCGTACTCTGGTGTAACGGTAAAGCTGGACCGGTCACGATCCTCTCCCATAGCTCTTTCAAACTCTTCCTCATAAATGGCTTTTAACATTTGAGTACGATTAGGCGCTCTTTTCAAAGATATGTAGTAAGCCAACCCCGCGGCTAAACAGGGGTAAAATCTAAAAGGCATATCTAAGGTGTTTATGGGCGTGTCCGCATCATCCATACGTGTGAGGGCGTTATACACAATAACGTCGGTACTATTCTCTGGAGTGGGCCAAATTCGTAAACTAGGCGTTACCTGACGATCTAAGAAAAATTGTGTTGGACGACCCGTTGTTTCTTTATTTGGTATATTTAAATCATCGTCTCGGCTAACACGAGTCAAAGCAAAGTCTGTACCGCTTCGTGTCACCACGGCGCTTAATATATCAATAACATCCGCAGACAAGGCATACGTTCTTGTGCCAGAAGTAAGAGCTTGGGTTCTTTGTGCAATGGTCCATTGGTTTAGCCCCCGGTTAGCCCACTCCGCTAACATCAAATTCAACGAACGCCTAGCTGTAACTAAATCATATCCAGTTTTAACCTCTAAACCGCAACGCTCAAACGCCTCTTCAACGTATTCAGCTACGTCTAATTCAAAATTTACGCTTCCTGATACAGCCATCACTCATCTTTCGCATACAAGTTGTCGAAGATTTGATTTACGTCCATTGTATAGTCTAAATCAGACTTTGAATAGTGTATATGCTGTGAAGGTAGAAAATCAGGTGCCCCTTGCCCTGTTTCAAACCATGCAGGATGTGTAACACGAACACGATTATTAGGCAACGCAACGATATTACCTGTATAAGGTCCCGCATCTAAAAGCTCTAAAACGTGACTTTGTTTATGTTGTGCCGGATCGTCCGCTATCTCGCTTTCCGTATAATCCACCGTAAAATAATATTTGGCCGGAAAAAAATCAGGACCTATTTTAGCGATCCAAGGGCACGGATGAGCACGGTCTAAACGATAAACTGCGTGTGTATGGGACATACAGTCCCAAGGTTGCGCCAAATGGACAGGCATAGGTTCTGGCCATTCTTCATAAGGCGTGTCGCCAACAAGGGCTGTTATGGGCATTCTAGCCCACATCGCGCCTCCGTGCACATTCTGTTCATCCGTGTCATCGGTTTCACAGCCGGTGAATATCATCTGAAAACTTAAACACCGGCTGGGCATTGTGGTAACTGCAATCGCCATAGCGTGAAGAAACTCGCCATGATAATTAGAGTGATTACACGTATACTCTCTTCGCACCCAACACTTGAAATGCGGAATATTACTTTGAAGATAGGGCAAGATCTTATACCTTGCCGCCTTTGGCCATGCCCTTCTTCTTCATCATGCCGCCACCGGCCATCTTTTGAACCTTGCCGCCTTTAGCCATGCCTTTTTTCTTCATCATGCCGCCACCGGCCATCTTTTGGACTTTACCGCCTTTGGCATAACCCTTCTTCTTCATGGCTCCCCCGCCAGCCATCTTTTGGACTTTACCGCCTTTAGCCATGCCCTTGGCTTTCACTCTGCCACCTTTAGCCATACCTTTTTTCTTCATGGTAGGGGCTACGTTGCCAACAAGGCTAGACGCATATTCATCCATAGTCATAAATTCTTTTGCCATTTTTCGCTCCTATGCAATTTTGGTGCGTTTTCTTCTGTTAGCCATTACAGCGCCGCATCCTCGCGCTACAACAGTTCCGGGTATATTTTTACCCCTAAACGGTCTTTTAGGCTTGGTTACAGCCCCACCGTTTTTTAAATTCGTTACCTTCGCAGCTTTTGTATTAGCAACCGTAGTCTTTCCTTTAGCGCCTGCTTTTTTCTTTTTACGTGCTGTCGTAGCGCGTTCACTCTTGGATAGACTATTAGCTTTAGATCTAGGCAAGCAACGATCAGGGTTTTTCTTATCTTTTGAAGTACCACATGGGCCTTTGATAGAGCCATCAGATCCAATCCTTACCCAATCTTGTTTCAGCCATTGTTTTAACTGTCCCATTATGCAGTCCCTTGCTGCCTGCGTATCGCATTCTTACCAGCCTTAGCTATTTTAGCTTGTTCCATTTTTCCTGCAACTTTTGCTCTTTGCTCCAAAACTGTAAGTATTTGTATCTTTCTAGCAAACGGTTTTTTTATCTTTTTAACTTTAGCAACTGTGGCTCTCGCATCAGCAGGTGTGGCAAACTTTATGGAAACAGTGTCTTTTGGGTTTTCATCTGTATACAAACGTCTACCCGTTCCTTTTGGTTTTTTACCCGTTCCTTTTTTAGGATTTTTTTCGTTTCCCATTTTTTACCAACTTAGATAATGTTCGTGCCTGACCTGCGTGTAATTTAGAAGCTTTTTTTAAACCCTTAACAACTTTACGAACTTTTTTCCTATTTGATTTTGTTAAACTCATCGGCCTTTCCTTTTACCACCTTTTGATTTTTTAGCATAGTTAGGGTCTTTACAGTATTTTGAGGCGGCCAAGTTTGCATACGCTGACGGGTATGTGTCAAATGTGCGTTTGGCCCACGCCTTGCCTTCGGGACAGATCTTACCACCACTTTTCACTTTCCCCCCTTTTTTCATGCGTACAACACTACTTTTACGAGTAGGGCAGGCTCCTGCCCCTAGATTGACGGCGCTAGTCATGTTAAACCTCACTTATCTCTTATAAACAGCATTATTTTCAAAGCTACGCCCTGTAAATTCTTCCCACATGGGCTTCAGCATAACATGTAACTCATCTATCTTTTTACTATTCTGATCTGTTTGTACAGACATTACAGCTATGTTTTTATCCACGTCTATCAAAGTGGACGATATCCAAGTAACCCCTGTTACGCATATACCCACTAAAGCGACAAAAAGAGTGCTTACCACAAACTGTTGATTTAACATTTCCATCTCCTACGAGCCGCGCAAATTCTCTTTTTAGGCGTTTTCTTACAGTTTATGTTATGCATCTTCATCTGGCCCTTGGACCGACTACAGTATGATTTACGACGCTTTGCATCTTTGCTGCCGGGTTTCACTTTTCCCGTCACAGCCGTTTTTAATTTAGAACCGGGATTAGCTTTTCTATAAGCTGCAACACCAGCTTTTGTCATTCCCGCCCCAGCTTTTGTGGGACGGAAATTCTTTTTGTTACGCTTTGGCATCGTAGCTTTACGAGGTGCCATGACTCACCTAATTAAAAAAGAAGGTTACTGCTGTAATGTTGGTTAAAGTGCCAACAAAAATGTCAGTAACCCTAATACCTTCAGCAGGAATGTTCACAGAGTGTGTGTCAGAAGCGTTAAAGTCTAAATCTAAGACAGTAGCACCGCCGGAACCATCTGTGATGGTAAGTCTTGGAGTTCCAGATGCAGTTTTTAATTGTATCTGTCGAATACGAGCAGGACCGACACCGAGTGATCCGGTGCCAGTAATCCGTTTCGTTTTTACATCAGAGCTTGCCATAGCTTACTCTCCGTTCTTTTTCGTAGACTTTTTAATAGGCTTTACAACCGTCTTGACAGACTTTTTACCACCGTTCAGCTTACCCATGATAAGCCTCTTACGAAACAGCGGCAGAGAATGGAGTAGCTTCGCTGCCTGTTGCCGCGCCACGAAGTACGACAGAGAACACGTTTGATGCTACGTCTTGAATTTCAATCGTGCCACCGAGAATACCACCGGTAGTCGTACCATCCAACGTAATCGTGTCGCTTGTTGCGGCAGTTTCAAAAATAGATGCTGTGTCGCCACCATCATTAGCCACAATCGCTACACCAGCCATCGTGTCATCGCCGTTGGCAACCTGAATTTTGTAACTGTTTGATGTAACGGTAGTAGCTACAAAAAACTTGTAGATATTACCTGTACCGCTGGCAGCAGGAAGAGTAACAGTCGCGCCACTTGCCACGCTTAAAACCATTGTCCGCCCCGCATTAGATGCCGAGGTCAGTGTTACATCCGCAGTTACGGATACGAGAGAATTTGATCCTGAAATAAATCCGCCAGTAGAAGTCACTGGACCTGAAAAAGTAGTTGCAGCCATATTTTTACCCCTTGCACAAGGTTTCGCTTTGTAGTCCGTGCAATGTCAGGTGGGCATGATCCTGTCTACAAAGCTAAAGTTACGCCCAAAATTAATATATAACAAAAAAGAGCGGCTGTGAAGCCGCTCTTTAAAACCTCTACGGGAGGAGAGGTTGTTAGGCTGCGCCCGGTGTTCCAAACACACAACGCCAATCAGAAACGCCGAAGCTATAACGCTCACGAGCCTTAAACCGCATGTTGCCGGTGTCAAAGTCACCTTCCATTGCAGTTTTGATTGGAGAACGGTTGAAGTATTTGAAACCGTTAGGTGCATCGGTCTTGATGAAAAACGCATCTGTGTCTGTCAAGAAGTGGTTAACTACTGCCCCTTCAGGAAGCATACCCATGTTCTTGATAGCATTTGCGTCGTTATCAGCCGTTGCTGAACGCAAGTTTGAGTTGATCACACGCTCTGCGATAAACTGCAATTCTTTTGGAATGATAAGCTTCATTCCACGAACTGCAATTTTGAGACCACGCTCATCTGTGAAACCAGCGATATCAATCAACATTTGCTCAAGCGAAGTTTCGTTCAAGTCAGCAGCCGTTGAAAGCAAATTACGCTGGTTACCTGTGAGTGATGGGTGTGATGAAGAACAAAGTGCTGCACCGTCACCGATTGCAGATGCGCCTGTGCTGAACGCATTGTTCAGAATAGCCGCAGCTTTAATCTGCTTGGTCTGGGCCATAGAGCGGGCCAGAGCCTTAGTGTAACGTGATGCCAAACGGTCATACAGATTATCCTCAATGGCTTCCTCAGTAATTGAGAACGCCAAAGCGATTGTCTCGTGTGTGTACCGTGCAGTGAATGTCTCTTGAGCATCGTCAAAAGAGATGGCTGCGCCCTCCTCTTTAGTCGGTGCTGTCGAGAAACCACCCAACATCACTTCTTCTTCAAATGAACGATCTGAAGCCTCTTCTGCGAAGATCTCAGCATGCTCGTTCTCGTAACGGTCGTACTCAAGCCCAAAAAGTGCATTTAGACCGGGTTCTAGCTCTTTAGCTAGTTGTGCTCTTGAAATAGCCATGTGCTAGCCTCCTATATTCCGGTGTTCGCTGCGGTGCCTACGGCAGCAGCAAAGCCTGAGTTGAACGGTGCATTCAAACGAACGATGTACTGATGACCAACTGCGGAATAATCCGTGTTGCCTTCCTCTTCGTAGAGTCCAACAATACGAACATCCAAGTTTGCGGTTGTCGCAGCGGTGCTAATATCAAGCATGTCTGAAGACTTGCCTGTATCTGTGCTGCCGTTGTTGACACTTGCCATGTCACAGTTAGCAAAAACGTCTGCCAAGGCGGTTGCCCGGTCAGTGTTTGTGCCATCTGCCACTACAACATATAGCTGCATTGGGTCATCATACACGTAAGCTTTCACCGGAAAGTTGGTGTTAACACTTACAGCATTTGAACCGGGCCAGTAATTAAGGTGGGTGTTCTTACCGGTTACGGAGTCAACATACTCAACACCACCTAAAACGCCTAAAGGAGCTACCGCTTGATCAGAACAAATAATTGTTCCAGCAGAGCTTGGGACAACAATCCCACCGTTATAGATAGCTGTTGTGTAGTTGTTAGCAATTTCATACATCGTCGTAGCGTTGTTATTGATATTGCCGCCCGTTTTACCAATAGGACGAAGGC